GCCATAAATGGCGCCATGTATTGCGAGACTGCCGAGGTAAACGTTTCGACGCCTGATTTATTCTTAACGATATCCGGCATTGGCCCCGGATCTGAAACGTTGGCGCCTGACTTAGCCAGGTCATCCGGTCCAATTCCGGACGTCATCATGTCTGATTCATTGATCAGCGGGCTGTTGCTGGTAATAAAGTCAGCCATTTCCCGAGTCGTGCGACCCAACTCCCATACCGAGCGCAACACGCCTTCGCCTACGCTTGCCGCGATCCGTCCTGGTGTATTGGTTTCTTGCTCTGCTGGCGGACTCGTGACTACGGTCTGCGGCGGTTTTTGCCCATATTTAGCCAGGTAAGCGCCTTCATACGCCTGTTGATATTGTTCCTCAGGCATCGCGGCAACAACATCAGCGATATCCTGCCCGCCAGGGCTAGCGCCGCTATGCCGTGCTCGATAGGCGTCTAGGATATCGGTCATTATTCGCGCGCCTTAAACGTTGATGAGGCAGCCGGCTTAGAGCCGCTGCCTTTGAACTGTTGCGCGCTATGCAAACTGATTTCATTATCGAATTCGCGATCGCTGATATCGCCTCGTCGATAAGCTTCCCGAGCTTCTTCGCGCGTCGGATAGCGTGGCGGCGGGGTCTTCCCGTCTTGGATGTCGTAACGGTTGATGATTTCCGTCGCAACGCTTGCCGCATCGAAGTTTGGATTGCTCACTGCGCGTTGGTAGTATTCGCGTAACGCAAGCCCGGCGACCAAATCGCTTCGTCCACGAATGCCCATCGCTAAATTACCGGGAATGACGCCTAGCGCCTTATCGATAGTCCTGGCGCCCTCCTTGTAATCACGCGTTGTCGTCGCCGCCGCGCCTTTCTCTAGAATGGAGAGCAGCTTATCTCGCTCGTCAGAATTGATCCCGGATGATGCGTCTAGCGCATTCAAGATATCTCCAACAGCAAGCTGTCCGCGATATGCTTTTTGCTCCATGGTGGCCGCTAATTCTGGATCTCCTGGTCCGCCTTTCCGGCTGATGGCTTCTGCTGCATCTGCCAAGGTTTTGAACTGGTCGCCTCGGATCTCATTCTCTCGTAACGCTTCGTATAAAGCAGGCGGGGTGATATTGCCTTGGATAACTTCCGCGTAGTAAGTCCCGAAATTGAGATCCTGAACTTCTCGTGTCACTTTTCTGTTGTTGTTATCTTCTCGCTCGCGCTTAGAGATTTCTTCGTTGCGCATGGCTTCAGAGCGTTTTTCGGCATTCAGGATAATTCGTTGCCGCGTCTCGACGCTCATGTCCGCGTAACGACCACCGTAGATGTCTTCTAGCACCTGGTCCGGCTCTGAATACACACGATAATTGAGATCATCTTCCGCGACCCCATCGACAAAGGCGCGGGCTTTCTTCTCGGCTTCTATTGGCGTGATGAACCCGGCCGATGCGGCGCCATGGATCATGGCTAGTGATTGCTGCATTAAGCGCGGGCGCTCCGGCAATTGCACCGAGGCGAGTTCCTGGCGTCGCTGCCATAGCTGGTTTTCTAGCGCGGCCTTAGACCACGCTATCTGATGCGTTGTCTGCGTTCTTTGCGCTTCAAGTAATTGCGTAGAGCTGTACTCGTAAATCTCCGCGCTTAACGCCGCCTGTGTCTGCGGATCATCAACACCGCCTAGTGTTTGCTCGCTGAGCTTATTTAGGACTTCGCCTGCCTCTTGCGCCAACGGCACTCCGTTACGCTCAAACGATGGATCGCTAGAGCGCTCTGCCCACCACGAAGAATACTGTTGCCGCAGCGACAGGGAGCGCATCGCGATATCTGTCGTGCGCTTAGCCGCTTGTGATCTGGCCGCCAGTTCTAGCGTCGCCTTGCTCAGCACATCAAGCGCTTGTGCGGCTCCTTCTTGCTGAACACCAGCACCGCGCCGTATAACGCCGCCAGCGCTGTCTGGCTCCGGAACCTGGCGGGAATAGGTTTGAATTCTCATCGTGAGGGGCTTGTGATTGGGCGCCAGCCAGACGCGCCAGGGACCGCGTTAGCTTGTGCTCGTGTATATCTAGGCGTTGACGTGGTTCGTTTTACTGGCGCGGCCTTGCTCGCGGATTTCTTAACCTTGGCGTCATCCGTCGAGGTCCAGGGGGTTTCATACACAACCCGTCCGGAACTGCTTATCAAGGTCGAGCCGAAATTAGCTAGCGCGTTATTCCTTGCCGCACTCGATTGTACGTGCGCTTGCCATTCTTCTTGAGCGCCTTGTCGCTTCAGTCGTTTGTCTTCGGCTACCGCCGTGTTATAGAGCGCCGTCTTATCCAGCGATTGGCGATAGATCATGTCGCTTAGCACGGCCATGGGAGTTCCTTCGAGGGTAACCCCTGACTTTGCATAATTAGCAAGCTGCTCTTGATTCAGCCGCCGCTGCTCATCGCGCATGACCATTGCGCGATCCTCGTAAGAGCGCCACGCGGCCGAAGCCTCTTCACGAAACACGCCGGCGTTGAATTCGCCCTGTTTTTCTAGGGCTTTTGCGCCTTGATATTGTTTGACAGTCGAGAGTAGGCCAAGCCCTACCGAAACCAATGGCAGCGCCTTAGTAAAAATGCTCCCTACAGTGGATAGCAGGCTCATAAATCCTCAACCACCAGCGTCCCAACAAGCGCCAAAATAGTTGCTGGCAATGGGAGATCTTGCTCAATCGTGATCTGAGCCTCTTCGTCGTAACCCTCTAGCTGGACCTCGCGAAACCCCGTAAACGGCTGCAATGGCCCGCCCATTGGATCGGATGCTTTCCGCATGTCTACGCGCTGTCCATTAATCAGTAATCCGATCGAACGATAAAGACGCGCTTTGAACCTGCCCCAACTCTTAAACCTTCCTTGCGTGCTTCCATCTTGAGCCCCGACAACGCCCGGGAGCGTCGTTAACGACGAGCGATACAAAAGCCCTACAGTCGCCTTTGTAACCGCCAGGGGCAACGTAATTGCGCCGCCCGTGACAACCTGATCCGGTTGCACTGAGCCATTCCCGAGAATTGAAACCGTCTCGCCTTCTAAATGCGTCAACCCAGACAATGTCGTCGTTGACGCGCCTGAATACATGAGACCAGAGTCAACAAAATTCGCACTTTCGATGCTTGTCTCTAATTCAAACCGTTGAGAGAGATATTCAACGTATCTTTTAGTAACTCCGTTGATAGTCCGCTTAACGCTAACCCATGTTTGCGTGTAACCCTCGGTTCCATTCGATGCAGAGACCGGAATGCACGCTACGGACTCAACAACGGCACTGCCTGTTCCGAACGATCCCGCAATTTCGTGAGTCCCCCAGCCAACGATTTCTTGCTCTCTATCGTAGGTGAGCCCGAGCAATGTGCCATCCGATCTCACCGCCCATACAACTGAATCAGGCTCCTTCGCATAAGCAAATTGCGTGATCCCGCTGCTCGTAATGTGCTCGGCTAACAGTGAGACATCAGGCGCCCGGTAAGCGTCGTCACGAAACTCGAAAGAAAGCTCACGCACTTTTCTTTTTGACAGCGATAGAAACAGCACAACATTCCCGGCGACGACCGGCATCACGTAAGCGCTGCCGTGTTCTGTCTGCGGGGTAATACGAACATTGGTCGGGGTCAGCGGCTCCGACGGACTCCCGGCCGTGAACTCTGCGTTAGCCGTGCCAATGAAAAGAATATCTTTCGCGCGCAACCATTGGATGGTGCTTTGATTCTGTGCGCTGATGGTGTAATTAACCGCGTCCGTATCTCCTACGCCGGTCGTCATGTCCTCGTAATCAGCGACTGCCGAGCCCCATAGCGTCTGCGGCTGAAAAGCAGAGCCGCCAAAATATAAGCGCTGTTCAAAAAACGAGACCGAGCGCGGGAACCCTCGATGGGTAGACCATGCGCCCTCGCGCCACGTGGTGACCGCCGTTGCTGCCCCGAAAGCAATCAACACCGTTGCATTAACGACTGTCGTTGATACAAAGCCAGTGATCCGCGCAACGCCCCGAGTGCCGCCGTGCGTTATCCCAATGATAGCCCCTGGCTCTGTGCCCACTGGCGCCATGTTCGCGTTAAAGTAAGCGGAACTAGCGGTGATTGTGATCGCGCCAGTCGTCGCGCTCGGCGTCATTGTGATCGCCGTGGCGTTGTCCGACAAATAAGGGCCGTCAGTGAATGCCACCTCTGACAACGTCCAGGACGTGTGCCCGGAGCGCGTCAGCTTGCGCGGCCAATGATTGGCGCTCGTGATGTACATCAGATCCGCAGTCTGCGCGTATTGCAGACTGAATAGATTAGCCTCCGGGAACTCGGTGGCTATTTCATACGGCGGCCCAGATAAAATCTGGCCATTGTCGCGATAGAACCGTAGGTAGAGATCTCCGAACTCCAAGATATACGCTTGCTCGACGCTGAATTCGAACGGGATCAAGCGCACTTTTTTGCTTGAGGTCTTTACCTCTGCTACATAGACACTACCGGGGCGACGGTCTACGCCACCGTGCGGCATGACGGTGAAATTGCTTAGTTCAGCAACGCCAGCCCCATAGCGGGAAATATCATCACGCCCAAAAAGACGTGGAGATACTTCGCCTGCCGTGAAGTTATTTTGCGCCGGGACAACTCTAGGCACTGGACGAGACTAATTGCACATCACCGCGCCAATAGTCGGCGACGGCCCGAAGCGTTTACCGAAGTAGTCTACGCCTGCGATGGGCGGCGCTTTGAAGGCCGCGTTACAGAGCGGGCTTGCGGCGGTTGGGCGGAAGCCTTCCGGGGTGGTGGGAGTTGTGTCGCCGGATAGGGTTGGATTACTCCCGAGAGATCCGGCTTCAGAACTACAGCCAGCAATATAAGTGGCCACGGTTGAGAAATTCCCGCCGCAAATATTATTGCTATATTGGTTGGTTTCCCCGTCGGGATACATCAAATTATTGCCCCCTAGATAACTAGTGTTCGTACTGCCTATTTTAAGTCTCCATCCCGCTGATGCTGTACCCGTGTAATAGCAATTATTGTTACGGTAAGTTACTTGATTCAAATCTGCAAAAAACTCAGCACATTCTTCCACGTTGACGAAGGAGTTGTTCAGAATCTGCATTGGCACGTTAAAGTCATCAGCAGAATTTGCTGTGAAACCGTATTTTGAATTCTCAACAACGTTCCCACGCATGATAAAAAAAGTTAAAGCTGTCGCCGCTGGGTCTGTAAAGTAAGTAAAAGCCGCATTAAAACCCTTAACGTAATTTGCGATTAATAAACAGCGCCCAGACGTACAACTGATGCCGTGATTAACAGTAAGTCGATTCCCGTTGTTGATGATTTTATTGTTGACAATAGAAGTCAACCCGGCTGTAGCCCCGACGATAATTGCTTGTTTAATTGCCGCCGTAGTCGTTGGCCATTTTATGGTGTTGTTGCTTATCGTCACGTCGCCATCAGCGTTGTAAACCTGAATAGCGTCGCCATTTACTCCGATAGTCGAAAAATTTGTAATGGTGGAATTGGAAATATAAATCCCCCCGACTGTTGTATTGCCTGCGTAGATCGCATCTTCTCCGCATCCAGAAATGTTTGCCCGGTTTACGGTTATGGAATGCTTTTGCAACGCAAGGCAGACATACCCGCCGTTCCGCAGGATCACATCTTGCACGACGTTAAAACCAATTTGACTGCCGTTACTGGTGATAATAAAAAGGTAGCCGCCTGGGGTTTGTGCGCCGTTTTCGACGGTGATATTTTTTAGATCCAAGTAACTGGCATCTTGCGCCGGCTCACCGAAAGACAGCACCGGCTGAGCAACTCCATTCCCGTTCAAAGAACCCGGATTACCAGGGCAATCGCCACGCACCGTAATGTGTTGTGCACTGGTTCCGTTCTCGGAGAGAAAAAAAGTGGAATTAGAACTAACCGCTCCGCATACCCATACACTATCCCCCGCCCCTACGGCAGTCTCTATGCTAGCTGTGGTCCACCCCGTGGCTGCGTTAGCCTGAGAATTTCCGGAAAATGTACCGCTACCGGTTTGAGATAAATAATAGTCTGCCGCGCCCGCACAGCGCATCAGCGCGACGGAAGCACACAACAGAACGGCGGTGATTACCGCGCCGCGCAGGGACCATATCTTGATCATGGGAGGTACACTACGCTGATATCGACGGTACCCGTAGTCAGCACGCAAAGGCCGGCGCTGACCTCAATTCCCAACTCGTATACCTGCGATGCAACAAGCGGAATAGCTCCCGTTTTTTGTAAGGCTCCAGCAGCATTACACGTGCCGTCTGCGTCGTCGTAGGTCGCTGCCGTGCCTGCGGTCGAGGCGGTGACGATAATGCGCTTAATCAACGCTGCTCCCACAAAAACTTGCGTACTTGCCGCCGTTGTGATGCGCACTGAACTGCCGCCGTTGCTGGTTTCATAGGCGCCAAGCGCAGTGCTATACCCCGGCCCCCCCACGTTCTGCGCATCAATAATGACTCTCTCGCATTCGCCATTAGGACATGTGGTGTAAGAGCCCGCAGAGGCAATGGCCGATGCCAAAATCAGAATGAGTCCGCAAAAAACTTTCATTTCTCTATCCTATTAACGCTTGCGTATTTGAAACAAAACTACCGTTTCGCACATCAAGCAATTCGTTGCTATCAATTTCGTCCGGGGTGCCCTCTTGCGTATCGGCGTGCTCGGCCGCATCCATGAGATTGGCATATAGCGCCGACATTGCTTCGAGCATGGATTTAGACTTGGTGATGGGAATAGCGAGATTCATTGCGATCATGGCCGCCAGCGCGACCTTGAACCCATCATCAAATTGTGCCGGTGACTCTATGCGTGCGATATATTTTATCAACACGCTTGAACTGTTCGAGTAAAGGAGTCGCCCTTCGATTTTGTACGGGTTGAGATCTTCGACTTCCAGAACCCGCAAACAATAGGGTGTTGTGGGTAGCGTGTACCCGTACTGGAACCCCCATACGGGATAATCCGCGTCTATAGCGGCCAGTGGTGCGCCTAAGTTTTTACGTTTTGTCGCAAAATTCCAGGGGTAGGCGCGCAATGCGGTATCTCTGCATTGCGAGTAGAACAAGTTGCAAAGAATTGCATTCGTGCTCGTGTCTAGGTCTAGCGAGGTAATGCGCGTCGCGCCCAGCAAACTGAGCGCAGCGTTGCATATTTCTATCTCGCCAGACCATGACATCGCTGCTTACCGATTGTCGGTATACAGAACCTGTAGCGCGACCGTGCCGGCCGCTGTCGTAGCCGCCGTGAGCGTTAGGCACACATCAAAGTCCACTTGTGGATCTGAGGTAAGCCCGCACAACTGCCATAACGGTGTTTCTAGCTTGTCGATATTGGTTGCCGTGGCCTCGTGGGTCACGTCCGTACCGACTACCAAGGCCGAAGCAATTGATTGCGCCGTCGCAAACACATCAGCGTCTACCGCTACTAGACCAGTGGTTACTGTCGCAACCTGCCCGCCTAGCCGAGTGGGCTGCGCGTAGTAGCAACCAATATCAGCCGCGCCGCTGGTGATTGCATCGCAATACATCAGCACACGTCGAACAAACGCATTCGAGGGAATGCGGCAAACCTTAAACACGCTGGCGATACTATCGCCGTTCGCAAGCTCAACAACGCCAGCCGCTAACTTTACCGTTCCGCCAGCTTTTGCCGCTTCCGCCTGCACTACGGGCACCGTCTCCATATTGGAGATGACGCCGGATTTTCCTAGTACTACTGCCATTTTGGCTTTCTCCTAAATTGGCTGATGGATTACGGCGTGCAGGCAATTTGAACAAGCTGCTCGTCTTCGATGCGCGTCGCCGCGAGGCTTGCGCAGACGTACACTTGTGTCGCGTTGCGTTTGTCACGTCGTGGGCCGATGTCGACCATGAGATCTTGACCCATGCCAACGCCAAGCGCTGCTTGCGTGTAAGCCAGGACTAGTCGGTTGCCTGAACCATCTAAAGTCAACCGCTGCGTGCGGATGAACTTGAAGCCCATGAACGTATCGATCGCCCCCTGCGCCAACGCCTTCACGGTATTGAAGTCGGACGATTTCACTTCGGTCGTGTTCAACAAGTCTGTTACCTGTTTTGCCGTCACGATAATGTGTCGCGGCAGATCTGGATCGACGTCCGCCGCATCAAGCAGCTCGCGTGCGCTCAAGAGTTTGGCGATGGTCAGTCCGGTTGCGGCTACGGCGACCTTTTGGCCTGCCGGTAATGCGGTAACAGTCGCGCCGCTCTGGCCTTCGTAGGCGTTACCGTTTGCAGCAGCAATGATCACATCATCAATCGAGCGGCCAACAGCCCAGCCACCGGACACCGCGTAATGGTTATCTGGCTGGTAAATGGTGCGAATGCGATCGATATTATCGATCAGATCAGCCCAATCCCAATCGGTCATCTCGGCGCGTCGGCGCGAATGCGGGGTGTTGGCTAGGGGGGTGTCTGCGTGGCGCGTGGTAATCTGCTGCGCCGATGTCGGACCAATTCGCTCGTAGTAGACCGTGCGGCCAACCACTGAGCCATCATTGCGAACCGTACCGAGTAGGCGCGAGCCTTTTTGCTGCGCCAACATGATCACGTTCGAGCGGTACATCTCGACGTGTGCTACAGGGATCTGATTGGACATTGGTAGTCCTCCGAAAGTTGTTTAACAAACTCTCGAAGGACTACCCGATAGCGCGGACCCTTCTTACGGGTTTACGCCCGTCGCGTGGGTGCTTTCACCCGGTCTTCCGGACCCTTACATGGACTCCCCGGTTATGCATCTATATAACCTAAGCCGCGCGGTCTTTCAAGGCAGCCATCTGCTGGAATAGATTTTCCATTTTCGAGACCAGCGGCTTGTGATTCGGATCGAGATTGTTTTTGTACGCGGGGTTACCCTGGATCTCGGCGATTTTCGCCTTAATCTCATCGAGCGAATCAGGCAACCCAAGATTGGGCCGCTGCCCTTGTACGATCCGATCCTCGCCAAGAAAATCGGCCACGCGCTCCATGTACTCAATGAGTAGCGGCGCATTGCCGAGCCCAACAGAATCGACTTGCTGCTTCAGCACTTCGCTGCGTTCCGCGCCTAGAATTGGCGTTAGCGTGCCCAGCGCTCGGCTAAGCCGCTGATCATATCCAGCGCCCCACTTTTCGCGCAGTTCATTCGCCGCTGACTCTTGCTGTGATTGCGCTTCTTGCGCCGCTGCCTTAATCGAGGCGAACCATTCCGCCCGCACGGCGGCAGCCTGTGTCGTCGATAAATTAGCTGTGTGCGCAATCGGCGCAAACCACTGATCAAGATTCCCCTGCACGTCGTTAGGCAAGCCCTCATCTGGCGTAAACTTATACGCGGTCGGCGCCTCTGGAACGCCTAGCCGCTGATAAAATGTCTTCCAGCCATCTGTATCATCGGGTCCCGGCATGCGCACCAGGCTCGGCACTTTCTCCGCGAGTCGCGCATCAAACTTTTTGATGTCATCCGGTCCCGCATCCGCACCGGGGATACGAATGCTTGCGCCGATCGCCTGTTGTGCATTGATGTAAGCTTTCGCCAGCCCGTCTGCATCCTTAATCCCAGTCTGCGCAATCGGATCTCGATAGTCGCTAGCCAAAGAATCAAGAAATCCGCCGCCAGTAGTGTTGCCGGCTACTGGGCTGCCGCCGTCATTCTGGTCGCCACCTGCGTTGTTGTCTTCGCTCATAAGCTCCCCTGTTTTGCTGCTTCAACTATTGCCTGTAGAGCACGGATCACACTGCGCTGGCCCTCGACGTAATAAGCCCGGAATGGATGCGGGATATCGGCCGCCTCGATTTCTACCGACTCGCTCAACCGGTGGTGATAGACGCGCTCCATGTCTTCCAGTGCAATCGCGCCATTCGCGCTAGTGAACACATCCGCGTATACCCGCGCGATCCGCTCGCGCTCATCGCTCGTCATGCGGCCTGCATCTTCCCGGCCTTGCTCGCGAGATCAGCCGTCATTGCGATATCTTGTCGCTCCTGCATTGCTTGCTGTTGCTCTGCGCGCCCCTGGCGGATCGCGGCAACAGAATCATCGTCGCGCAACACCTCGGACGGGACGCCTTGTAGCAGAGCCGAGCGCTTTACCGCCTCATCCGCATCGAGTAAATCGAACGGCGAGGGATCGCCAGTCACCGCCGAGATATTGGCCGCCGTCTGGAATGCACGTTCGATTGCGATCACATCCGGCATTTGCTGTGCTCTGGCAAGCGGACCAATGTATTCGATATCGATTTCTTGATCCGTTAACTCTTGCGGTGGCGGCGGTAACATGCCGGCCCGCATCATCAGGCCAAACGTGCGCTCGATAATCGGATTCAGCAACTCTGCCTGTAGCCGCCCGAGTGTCGGCCCCATCAACCGTTCCATCAGCTCCCATCGGATCTGGATCTCAGTCGCGGTCATGGGCTGAGACTGTGGCGGCGGAAGGCGTAGATGATCAGCAAAAAAACAGGATCGGATCTGAGCCTTGAGGTCTTGTATATCGAACTGCGCGAGATCCATTCTGGCGCCGCTCGTGAGGTACTCCAACCGCGCATCGCGCTTGATGTAGGTGATCCCGTTCGGCACGGTGCGCACGGAACCAATAACGCCTTTGTCCTCAATCACCAGCGGCGGATCAATATCCTTCGCCGCTGCCCGGTGCATCATGCGCTTGGCAGAATTGAGGCTACGAATATCAGGCATCGCGGTGAATGCTGGGCCACGGCCCCAACCATCATCGTCCGCCGCAACGCGCCAGCGTGTGATGCTGGCCGGCATTTCCTCGTACCCGCCTTCGGCGATAATCACCTTATCCGTAACATTCACGTAGCACGATGCGTAGGGCATATTCGCTTGTCCACGCTTTCTTGGATCGTATTTCTCCCGTGGATAAATGGAGTGGATAATATCCAGCGGACGATGCTTATCCGTTGGCTGTGCATTTTCGGCTAGCGCTTGCTTTACGGTATCGCCGAGCATCTTTTTCCCTGGATGTTTTTCAAAGCGCTCAATGATCTGAAGCGGCGACATTTTGAACTCACGGTATACGCTACTCGCGCGCCCCGCCGCATCCATTGTAAAAGTAAACTCGCCGACCGGCCACGCCATGAAATGCAATCGACCATTGACCATTTCGGTGTACGGGCAAGCGGTCGAAAAACCAATGAGATCTAGATACACCTCATCGATAGCCTGGTAGAAATTCGATTTCGCGATTGCGCCTAACATCAAGTCCCGGCAATCCTCTAACCAATCACGTATCGCGCGCTCAGCGTTTAGTTCTTCGTTGGCCGTGCCAAGTGAAAACCACTTAGACGCCTGCGGTGTGAGAGTTGAGGCTAAGTTGCCGGCTAATATTTCCGCCGCCTCTACGGCCGTCGAATCGTATCGCTCGACGCCCCGGCGCTGCCCCGGAGTAGAGAAGCGCGTGACGTTGCTCCTATCCGGCAACACGTAGTCCACGACCTCCTGAAAAAACGTCGCGACAACAGATTTCCGCGCCTTTAAATAGGCGTTTTCATCGATGACTTTTTGCGCATCCATTAGCCCGACAACCTCGTAGCGCCACCGAGCAACTGAGGACGGCTAAGCGATGGCGCAAGCAATGTATTGCCCCATGAGTGGGTAGTTTGAGTGATCCGCCGTCGGCGTAATTCTTTCTCGCGCTGCAATTCATCTTCCGTTGCCGCGACCGCCGGCGGCGGTGACGCTGTGATCGCTGCGGGAGCCGATGGCGCCGAGGAAGTTAGCGCGTTAGCCGCTAGCGCAGTGCCGGCCAAGACCGCCCCTTTGCCGAGGATCTCTTTGGCGGCTAAGCCTAGGTTAGCTGCCGATAAAAGCGTATCCACATTGGCTACCGCTGCCTTGCCCACCGACGCAACTTTAGACAACAACGAGCCGCCTGTAGTCGCCACAGATGTAGCCACACTACCAGCGCTCGGCAGCGCCGCCGATGGCGTGCTAGAAAACAAAGATCCGAATGTGCGTTGCACCCCGCCGCCAGCGACAAATTGTGTGCCGCGACCGATCCCATACCCACTGAGGCCACCGAGCAGCGCGCCACCTACCCCACCTGTCGCGCCACCCACTGCCGCGCCTATTCCCGCCGACACGGCCGGGCCTATGCCGGGGATAAACGATGCAGCGACTTGCGCGCCCACCGATAGTACTTTGCCGATTGTAGAGTCGAGGAAGCTATTCGATTTTGCCATGCGCCGAGTGAGATCCTGCGCATACCAATTGGCAGAGTTAATCAGGCCCTGATCACCTGTTTGGCTTGGATTGTTTTTGTAATAATCCGGCGCGTATTTCTCGTAATCTCCGCCCGTGGATTTGATGTAGCCCTTAACATCGTCCAAAAATGTCGGGGCTCCTGGATCTATGCCGGCAGCCCAGAGTCCGCCGTATTGGCCACCTGTGTTTTTGTAGTCGTAGGCATTAACTCCGCTATCGAGGCCGGCGTTAAACTTTGCCCCTAGCGGCCCGACCGTGCCCGTAGCTGGGCGCGCATATCCCGATGGCGCCGCTACTGGTGCAGCCACCGGGGCAGCGACTGGCGCCGGGGTCTGGGCAGCGACTGGCGCGGCCGGTGTTGGGGCGCGATACCCACGCCCGTAGACGCCACTCATGAGAGGATTTAGCAGCGGATCGTATGGATCGCCAGGTTTGCGGAACAAATTAATGGCCATATTCTTGCCGCCTTTCTGTTGCGTTTATGCGCCCAAAACTCGGCCGCTGTAAATCGTATCCTACCGCAATCGGATCGAATTCATTCAGCGCTATTTCCTGCCGCTCTAGCCCATCATCGCGGACTGCGGTGACGCTTAGCGCCATGATGAGCGCATCGGCCAAGTTCGGCGAGGATACGCCGCGCCTACGCATATCGGCTTTTGCTTCTACCTGGATTTTGCCGTTCGCGGAGAATTTGCGCATGGGCCGACTAAGCTCGGCTTGCAGTTCTTGGAGCCGCGTGCACTTCCCGTCGATCGCAATTAGCTCCTCGATATTCGCCAATGCCGGGAACCCTGCGCGTGCGCGCTCGACGGCTTTGTAAGTAGCCGCAAATCGTGCCCGTGCCCAACTCCAAGTTTGCGCGCGATAGTTCTGGTAGGTGTCTGAGTTGCTTTTTTCGCCAGCCTGTCCCTTGGCGTGTCGCCCTGGATCAATTACCCCGCTAGACCCGTGATATGCAGTGATATCGATCCGTCCTGGATTCAGACTCTTGAGCACCGTTTTCATGACTGGCGCGCCCATCCCATCGCCATCGTAGATCAGCACATCGGCGCGGAACTCGTCGGCCACCCGAAACGCCCATTGCGTAGCATCACCAGCATCACCCTCGCTCTTGATTTCCGCGCCTAGGATCACCGAGCCATGGCGATTTACCACGGCCTTTGCATCGCCTACATCGGCCGGATCGAATCCAGTAGCACGCACGCCTGATGGCGCGATGCCTAGTGACTTATGCGCATCGATTGATGCCACTACCCACTTAGCGGGGATAAACGAATCCTCGGACGAGGCGTTGTAATCGAGATCGATTTCCTGCGCGACCGTGAGATCCGATTGCTCTTCGCGCTGCCGCTGATACCACGCATCATCCTTGCGCGGATCATCGCGCCACGAAAACGTGAATACACGAAGCGTATTCGCGAAGCGCATGCGTTTTTTGTAGAACGCGTTTCCGCTCCCGTTGGGCGTGCTGATATCGATTTGGCAGTTGGTAGTTTGGGACAACGCCGCATCGACTGTATCTTGGCGCTCGATAAATGCCGCCTCATCCACCAGATAAATACTGGTTCGGCCGCCGCGCCCAATCTCATCGCCAGCCTCGCCCGTGATCGTTCCGCCACCCACTGGATTGATCAACCGCATATGTGCGCTACATGTGCGCTCGCTGTAGCCACGCGGCAAGAATTCATGCGGCAATTGCGCAAGGAAAAAACGCAGTTTCTCAAAAATACTTTTCGGATCTCCGCGCTTGTCTACGAGCTCCTCTTTGCGCGATCCAAAACCTACCGTGAATCCCGGCACAAATAACCACATAGAAATAGCAAAGCCCACGGATAGCCACGTTACGCCGCAGTCTCGGGACTTATCGCACAGTCCACGTTCGCCGCTTTGCCATCGTGCCAGCAACCAATGGATATATTCAGTTTGTTTGGGCCACAGGACAAAGGGGATTGTTGAGATCAATCCGCGCTCTAGATTTCTAGGCTCGAAGGTTACGCCCCAGTCTGAAATAAATTCCGCCGGAGCATTACGATAATGTGCGGCGAGTGCGGGAAAAGCGCCTGGTGTGGCGCGTAGGCGATTTAGGTTGTTCGCGCGCTCGGCGATGATCGAGGTGTAGTCAGGATTGCGGTAATCAAGAGCCACGCTTGATCAGCTCGGCATATTTTTTTGCCGCATCCTCGGGTGAGAGATTGCGTAAATCAGCGCTCGTGATCGGTGGCAGGGAATCGGAGCCGCCAATCGAATGCTCTACTCTATCACCGTATTTTTTCGGCAGCATTTTGCTCATTAGCCACTTGCGCGTATCGAGGCGTAGACGAGAGCGCTGAGAGTGTTCGCCGTTGTGCTTGTAGCCGGGATTATTTGGATCGTTTGATGCCATCCAATCATTCTTACCATCGTCTGCGATCTCTAGCAGTTCATCGGCCATTTTCTCAGTGCGAGAATTGATCGCTTTTGCGTATTTGTTAGCAAGTTTTTGATCGGCTTCGATCCACTCGTGGAAAACTACGCGGCTGATACACCAGTCTTTTTCCTGGGATATTTTATAAAACGATTCGCCGTGTGAGATCCGCTCACATATGCGGTCGACAATTGCAGCTTTTTCGTCCGCGCTATACGGATCGTGCATTGTTCCTTTGCGCTTAATCATCCCGAGATTGCCTTATGCGCGAGATATCCGAGAGCCGCGACAAACGCGGTGCTAAGCATCCACTCGATGGCGGCGGCCGTTAGCCACTTGAGGCGGTACATGAGCGGGCGCCGTGATTTTGTTGCATGCCAATAGATTACAGCGGCATACCGGATTAGTCGATTGCTCATTGCGGTGTAGTGCCGGGAGATAGGCCCATGGGGTGTCCCGGGACACGGGAAGCGTCCGTTTGCCCTCCCGTTATGTTTTCGCCGTGGCTTACTTTCCTGGTTCGGCCAGGGAAATAATTTTCCGGCCGTTGATGCAAACGAGACCGGAAAATGAACGATGCGCTTAAAGCCCTTTAGGATCTGGGCAATTAGGCAAAGGAGATCTTTCTTAAAAGATACGGCACGAAAACCATTGTCAAGCGGTTTTTTTTGTTCTTTGTATTCAATTAGTTAGAGGAGAGCCATTTAACATAATATCTGCGACGAAGTTGCATAATGACATTCTGAGCTCTTGCTGAGGCTGTGGATAACTCAAATGTTAGTGGTTACTAACATTCCTTGGCACGCTCCTTGATCACTGACAATTTGCGTCACATTCTGACGTCACATTCTGCCGCTGAGCGGCACTTACCGTTTGTCCTACACGTCAAAACCCGCCTAGATCCTAGCAAGCCACCTTGGCATGGAGGATGCATTATCTATCTCGTAAGCAAACAAAATCTATCTGGAGACGCGACATGACAATCATCACATTATCCCAGGCTGGCAACTACGCACGGATCGTCACGAGCTGCAAAGGCAGCTGGAAATACCAAGACGCATACCGGATAGCCACATATCTTCCTTTCCCATCAGCCGATGGGAAAAGACTGCTCATGAAATCTCAAGGGACTGGGTCCAAGTTTGCGCTCACAAAAAAGACGGCGCACAAATGGACGCGCTATGACACCGGATCGCTGCACAACGCGGAAGTGATAGCCACTATCACTGATGATTTTGGCGATCAGTGCCTGGTGATCAAATGATCACCATCGACTGCCACCCGGCCGACGCCGCTGACATCACGGCCTACGCCGCCTACCTCGCCGAGCGCCGCTTTTTGGCGCTGGCGATAAGGGCTGGAAGGAAGCAGAAATCAATACCGAAAGAGGGAGAATTGGCGCATCGCGCCTAAAACGGTAGATCATCGCCGAGCGCCTGACGGGCGGTGATCTGCTGCTGCGGGAGCGCGTTAGGGGGCGCCCCGGTAATCACCCGGATCGCCTCCTCAACCGAGGTGGCCACATGGATCTTGGCCTGCTGCCAGCGATGCCAGGTGGCTTGCTCCGGAGTCAGTCGTCGTTTGCTCGGCGACTTGGCCCCATCCTTGATCTCGATGAGGTGCCAGCGCTGGCGGTAGCTCACGACCAAATCCGGGAAGCCACCCCCGACGGCGGAAGTATCGGTCACTGCGGCGCCAATATCCCGCAGCGCAGCAATAATCTCCCCGTGATTGGCATCCACGCGAGATGCCCGTCTCACGGCCTTGGCGCTCCGGCCGCCCTACGAGCCTCCCTGTACGCTGCGACATCGACCCGCACCCTACCTACCGCCTCCTCTCCGCGCGCCTCCCTGAGCGAGCCGTAGTAGCGGGAGCGGGCACTGGTAGGCTGCCTCGACAAAAAGCGCACGACGCAGCCGTAGCACGTGGTGTGGATCACATGGCTGTGCTCGGCACACGGGATGCACTCGGGATCGCGCGTCTCCGGCTCGGGGATCCAGCAGGCCTGCCTCATTGCTCAACCTCGTAACACCAGATTTCCAAGATTTGCACGTCGGCCTCAATGTTTCCCGTGAAACGCTCCGCCACCTGCTCGCAAGTAGCCAACTCGGCGTACTCGTAGGCGCTCGCGCGGAGTCCGTCGGGGGTCCACAAAGCTATCAGCAGGATGGTGATCATCGCGCTCCGCGGCGCTCGTAGTAGGCCTCGACGGCCTTGCGTGCTCGCTCTTTCGCGGCATCGGCGCTGGTGTGGCCGTCGAGATCCGTGCCGGACTCTATCTCCGCGGCGCTCGCGGCCGGATTGTAGGGCAGTTTTTTGCCGGGCGCCTTGCGCAACATCTCGCGCAAGAGGCGGTTAAATTCGCCGCGGTCCTCTTTGTGCTCGACCTGATAACTCGCCGCGATGAAAGCCCCCCAAGAATCCTCCTTATGCCGCGCGGAGAAATCGGCAAAGAGATCGCCACGCCAATCCAGTTGGCTCGCACGCCAGGCCTCAATGTCGTTGTTTTGGAGCGCCCGGTGGCGTCCGCACAGTCCGTCGTCGCCATCCGCGGTCGACGGGCACGACACTCGACAGGCAGCCCATCGGCTCTTGCCCTGGCCCCCTGCCTTCCAGCCGCACTGGCAACTCCGCGCGTATTCGCTCAGGGTTTCCGCGCACTCGGGGCACCGTTTCGCGTTTTTCATTCGCTCACCACACATTCGCCGATGTACTGGGAGAATTTCTCGCGATTGAATAGCGTCGCCGGGCGGAGGTACAGCCTAAACCGGTCATCTTTCGCCCACTCGCGGACCTTGCGGGCGATTACCTGTCGGCATTCTCCGGGGGTAAATCCCTCCTTGAGGCGAGCATTCACAAAATCGAGATTGACCTTGGTCGGCCGGTAGGCGCGCCCCGCCTTTTCGTTCAGGAATTCGATAATTGCTCTCGCCTCGTCGAGTTTACTCGACATAGTACCGTTAGGTACTCTTGCTTCTGCTATCGGTTGATTCCGGTTGACGCGGTTGACGTTGTCGACAGATGTTGACGCTTTAAGCTTGCTACGCCGCTCGCGCTGTTTTTCCTTGAGATATTCACGACGCTCGGCAGAGCGCATCACTTCTCGGTATTTTTTGTAGTTGGTGATAAACCACCCCCAAACTCGATGGGCATCGAGCCGGATGATTCGGCGTCCCTCCTCGCCTTGTGTCCGGCTCCGTTCATCCGGAGCCTCTAATTCCGAGATCCCCCGCTGGATGAAGTCAATTGGCCAACCAGTAGTGCCGGCGATAGCTTCCGGGGTCATATCAATCATGCCGTCTTGGTCGCACAGTGATAGAAGCACCATAAAGACAGCGGACGCCTCAAACCTGCCATATAACGATCCGCCCCACATCGATCCGAATAACTTGGAGAATCCAGCCACAGACCACACTCCTATAATGTTGACGAGTGTTGACGAGTGTATACATCAGACCGCACCCGTGCCAGCGGGGGTGCGCGGGACAGTCCCGGATTGTCCGGGACATTTTTAATCGTCGCCTCAAGCAGTGATCTCAAATCCTAGCGCCTCAACGGTGAGGCGAAAGGCCCGCGCGAGCTGGGCGGTCGTGGTGGAACGATGATCGTTGCGCGCAAAGACAGGGTGTATCGGCAGCCGACTGGTCAAGCGAATAATCCCGGCGACGTCCGCGCTACGATTCCAGGCGCGGAAAAACCTCCGATCCGAAATACCGCGCGGACTGAGCAATGCTCGCACGTGCCCGAGCGTGCATCTTTTGCCGTCGGCGCTGCTAAGCCATTTTTTGCAAAAATCGTCGGGTTCGGGCAAGACAAATTCATCATCATCATTTCTTCGCATCGCGATGCTCCTTAAGGACTTCCCGCGGCACACTCACTCGCAGGCGGATTGCTGCGCCGATGATCTCGTCTGAAAGATTTTGCGTGAGTGGATCATCCCAATAGTAGATTGCTTGTGGGCTGATCGGCTTACCGCAGCGCGTAAGGGCTTTACGCAAGCCACCGAGCCCGCCGAATAATTTGATTGCTGTGTTTTTTTGCATCGCCACAGTATAGGCGCATCAAAATAATTTACAAGACAGCTTGACGCCACCAAGGTGGCTTGCTATGCTGCGATCCAAGGTAGATTACTGCCGCCGGCCGGACGGGATCCGGATCACCAAATGCCTAAGCGCAGGAGATACAGATGAGCAAATACCGCATGGACGATAATACGATCGTCGACACTACCCGAGCCACTCATACGTGGGAGGAGGACTCCCGCTGGGATGGATCCAATCACATCAGTGTGGCCACTGGCTCGCAATGGGACCACGAAGATCTATACCGTTCGCGCAAGGGCCGGTACTACATCGTGCACAGCTCGCAATGGCAGGGCTCGACGCCGTGCGCCGAATGGATCAGCCACCGCGCTGCAGCCGCGTGGCTGCTGAATAACGCGCACGAGATCCCGGCGGAACTCGCGGATACCGCCGAACTGATCTCGGAGTAGGCGCAATGATAATTGACTACGCCCCCAAGCAATGGCTGCGCCGCGACTGGTACGCCGCTGACAGCACCGAGCCTGCGACCTGGTGTGATCGCTGCACTAGATTCCTTGGCCTGGTTTTCATCCTCGCGCCAGCCGTGATTTTTTGGTGCGAGGAATATTTGAGAGCGAGGAATTGACGTGACCAGCATGACAGACGATCTAATCACTGCCCTCGACGCGTGCGGCTATGTGGCGCACGCATATAGACCGAATAATTTAGAGCGCAGCGCATGCTACGCCGTAGGCGTAAATAATGATGCCGACGCGCGACGGCTAATCAATGATATCGAGGGATGGTGCATCGCAAATAACCGCCTTTCTTTCACCGGTCCGAAAATTGATCTACTCGGGCTAGGCATCATCGTATCCTGGCCGCAGTATCCGATTGCGCAGGCCGCAGAAAGCGATCCAGACCGTCGATATTACGAGCGCGAATACCTCGCAGAGCCGAGGAGCGCGAAACCATGATCGCCTATCACGGCCGGCAGTCGATAAAAGATGACGTGCTCGCCAAACTAGCTGCGCACCGCGCCGCTGATGAGCTGATCCAGGACTATGGATATTGGAGGGACGGCAAAGGCTGTGCGGTTGGCTGCACTATCGAGGGCAGTAGCCACGCCAAATACGAAACGGAATTCGGAATTCCACAAGCGCTCGCTCGAATCGAGGACTCTATTTTCGAGGCGTTGCCAGTAGCTCAGGCGCGGCTTTGGCCTGAGCGATTCATGGGTGCAATTCAGCCAGGCGCTGATCTGTCGCTTGTAGTCTGGAAATTTCTTCGCCGGATACTAGATGCGGGGGTTACTGCGGGAATATCTGATCCGATTGTGGCCCCAGCTATCCATAAAGTGAACGATCTATTAGAGATCCTCGGAAACGGCGGCGACATATCCGCCGCGTGGGCCGCGAGGGCCGCCGAGAGGGCCGAGAAGGCCCCCGAGAGTGCACCGTGGGCCGAGAGTGTCGCCGCGTGGGCCGAGAGTGCCGCCGCGTGTGCCGCGAGGGCCGCCGCGTGTGCCGAGAGGGCCGCCGAGAGTGCAACGTGGGCCGCGAGTGCCGCCACGTGTGCAACGTGTGCCGCGAGTGCCGCCGTGATGGCCGCGAGGGACGGGAGGTCCGCAAGGGGCGAGAAAGCCGCCGCGCGTGCAACGTGGGTTCGGTTCTCGAACGTCATGATCGAATTATTGGAGGCCGCGCAATGAACGACTTTCAAAAATACCTATCGAGCCTCAACGTAAACGCTTGGACAGAGCTCACACATAAACAAGTGTGCCGAGCGTGCGCGCTTTGGATCGCAGAAAATCGCCACGATTTCGAGAATGCGATTTGGCAAATCGAGCCACAAGAAGCGCTAGCTGACGCCGTGATGGCTAGCTTCGACTGCCTCGGTCGCGTAGATGTCGAGGGCGTGAAAGTCGCCAATGCGGATATTGCAACGCTCATCAAGCAGGCTGTAATCGAGCAGGCACAAATCAGCGCCGAATCGTGGCTAAAAATGCGGCGTGGATGGTTGTTTGAGTTGGGCGCGAGAAAACTTAATCCCATGGAGAACTTAATATGAGCGGATTTCGCAAAGCAAAAGCCGAACAAGCGGCGCTAAAAATAGGCGTATACGGCCCGCCCGGTAGCGGGAAAACCTTCACGTCGCTGCTGCTGGCCGAGGGGTTAGCGGCGCTTAGCAAGAAGCGTATCGCGTATGTGGATACCGAGCACGGTACGGATTTTTATTGCAAAACCGTTTCGACGCGGCAAGTACACCCAGAGGCTTTCGATTTCGACGCTCTGTACACAAAGAGCATCACAGAGACTCTACAGTCTGTGCGTGCACTGTCGCCCGATGATCATTCCGTGATCGTCCTGGACTCGATCACCCACTTGTGGGAGGCGTGCATCGCTGCATACGGCGGTCGGCAAACGAGCGCAGGAACGATCCCTATGCACGCATGGGGCAAGATCAAAAAACCCTACAAAGACTTGATGTCGGTCCTATTGTCCTCGCCCATGCACGTGATTTTTTGCGGGCGCCAGGGCACTGAGTACTCGACCAACGCGGAGACGGAAGAGTTGCGCGCGGTCGGGGTAAAAATGAAGGCAGAAGGCGAGACACCATACGAGCCCCACATCCTGATCCGCATGGAAGCTATAAGGCCGCAACGCACGAACGAACTCGCGCAGATAGTTGCGTATGCAGAAAAAGATCGAACGGGCGTATTAGCTGGCCGCTCTTTCGTGAATCCCACTTTTGAGACGTTGGCTAAACCTTTGTTAGCGCTCCTCGGGGGATCTCAGGCTCAAATCCCAACCAATGACGAGACGGCGGCACAAGACGCCGAGAGAATCACCGAGAATGAAAAATCGAGAATCGAACAATCTGCCCGCTTGCTTGCAGAGTACCAAGCAAAAATAACACTTTGCGATAGCCCGGATGCGCTAAAGGCGATCGGAAAAGATATTACGCCACAACTTAAATCTCAAATGATTCCGGCAGATGTTGCTGATTTGCGCTCTGCTTATCAAGAGCGTGAGCGTGATATTCAACGAGGCTAAATTAAATGACTCAGCACAACAGCAAGACTGAGGCGGGGCCGCATTGCTCACATTGCCGCTTTCCTTTGCCAGCAAGTGACAGCGGGCTGCGCCACTACGGCACGCACACGGCGCACCAAGAGAATGAGTGCCTGCGGTTGCTGCATGCGGAAATTGAGCGACTGAGTGCGGCGCTGCGGAAGGTGAACGACCAAGCGGAACACTTCGAGCGGCATTGGTACTTGGCAAAAGAAGACGCCGACCGCTACGAATTTGCCAAGACGCTTACGGGGCAAGTGGTGACGATGGAGACATTCAAGAACCGTGGCGGCGCTGAACTTGACCAGGCTCTCGACGACGCGATGGCCGAATTTTGTCCGTGATTGAGTAAGCGAGAAGGAGTAACGATGGAAACGACCATGGGCAGACTGAACCGCGAGGTCGATGCCATTGAGGAGCGCCCGCCTTTGGGGCGTCCCCTCGAATGACTTGTTAGAGCGCATTCTTGGGAGAAAAACATGGCATGGATCGATAGGCAGAAGCAAGAGCCAAAGATTGGACAGACCATCATTGCTTGGGGCGAAGGTGATGGACCGTGCGGCTCGGTGGCCTGCTTTTGGGACTACGACGCTTGGCTTGATGTTTCGGATAGACGCGACGTATCATTTCGGTATTGGATGCCAGCCCCGGAATCGCCTTACGAGGCTGCGGCCTCGCTCCCCCTCTAAATGACTGGTTGGGCCTCAATGATAAACGAATCTCCCCGCCCCGGGGCTGTTGTTCGACCGGGCGCACGCGACCCCGCTAGCGTGATGATGGCTGAGCGAGAGTCGCGCCGCCGGTTTCTGGGACTGGATTGACGCATACCACCTACTATGACGCCTAACGATCCAAGCTCATCGTCGGGGCAGCGCGTGGTTAAAGAGCGTCGAACGATTCATTTGCTTCGGTGCGGGCAGACGCTGTGCGGCAAAACCGGACCGCCATCAAATTGGGGAGCAGATCACGCTTGGGCAGAAGATCATGACCGCAAGCACGTCAACTGCCCAGGATGCCTCAATGCTCGCTAACGAAGGGTTGGGCGGCTGGGTGCCAGTGGCAGAACGCATGCCAGACCACGGCGTGACTGTGCTGGTGTGCTACATGAACAGAGCCGGCAAATGGCGACGCATCCGTGCAAAGTGGGTCGCCGCGAAAACCAGTGAATCGAGCAGCGAAAGTGATATCGGCGAGTACGACGAGGCGGCTGATTGCTACTACGACCCCGAAAACTGGTATGAGCAAATCGACAATTGGCCCGAGTACACCGCCTGCACAGTTGGCGAAGGGCAGGTGACGCACTGGATGCCTCTGCCTGAGCCGCCTAACGTCGAAGTTAAGCGGGCGCCGTAAGGCGCTCCGCTTGGACGTAGGGTTAGCCAGCACCCGCACAAACGCTGGCATGCAACTACAGGAACCACAATGGAAACGATGATTCAACCGAAGGTGACAGGCTACCGCCAACTGAGCGAGGCCGAAGTGGCGCTGATGAACGAGGGCAAGGCGCTGGCCGAAGCCTGCGGCACCTACATTGCCAAGCTGCGCACGCACCCTAGCGCACACCCGATGGGCCACAACGCGCCCACCGAGCCCGGCCAATTGCCGACGCTGGACCAGCGATGGGTAAGCATTGGTGCCACCGACATTCAGCGCGGATTCATGGCCGTGATTCGCGGCATTGCGCAACCAACCACCTTCTGAGGATGCCATGACAACCTGGGCCGACGAGTACGCGACGATGCTGGAGGACTGCGAGAAGCGCAGCGAGAAGCTGACCGATTGGGAGTGTGGATTCGTGGATTCGTTGCAGCGGCAGATTGCCGATGGTCGCCGGCCCAGCGCGAAACAGGTGGAGACGCTGGACAACATCTGGGAGCGCGCCACGGCGCGTGGATAGTGCCGCCTAACAAGATTTAATCATCCGAAATGACAAATAAATCTCCCCGCCCCGGCGTCGGCAGTCTATTCTCCGGGGTCGGAGGCTTTGACCTCGGCCTAGAGCGCGCGGGAATGTCGATCTCGTGGCAAAGCGAGATAGATCCATACGCGTCGGCCGTGCTGCAAAAACATTGGCCGGGAACACCGAATTTAGGCGACATAAAAGAGATCATAAATGCACCAACTGTCGATATCCTATGCGGGGGATTCCCTTGCCAACCCCACTCAGTCGCCGGGAAGCAGCGCGGCAAAGAAGACGAACGCCACCTGTGGCCGGAGTACATGCGACTGGTGCGAGCAATTCGACCGCGTTGGGTGCTGGCTGAGAACGTGCCTGGGATCAGAACTACCGCAGCCGATGAGGTCCTTGGCGATTTGGAAGCGGAAGACTACGCCGTCTGGCCGCTCGTGGTGGGTTTGTACGCCTTCGGCGCGCAGCATGAACGCATGCGCATCGTCTTTGTTGCCCTCGATAAGCGCACAGAGTTATGGGAGCAACCGCGGCGGCTCTGCAGGGCGCGTGGGGAAGGACCGGCCGAGCCTAAAGACCTTGGCACTGCGCGGCATGATGCTGCCCACGATCAAATCAGTGGACGGCCATCCGAAGGGCAACGGCGGACTGAATCGGAATTCGCCGGGGTTGGATGCGTTGGCGAAAGCTGGATTGCTGAGCGCACAGAATGGGGGCGATCTGAACCCCCGGTGGTGCGACGGCTTCATGGGATTCCCCCCCGGCTGGTCAGAGCTCGACGAAGAGAGCGCATCAAGTGCCTTGGGAATTCCTTCAGCCCAATCCACGCGGAGGCACTCGGCAGAATGATCATGCGATTTGAGAATCTCCCCGCCCCGGGGCTGTTGTTAACCGAGGCGCACGCGACCCCGCTAGCGTGGTGATGGCTGGATGCCAGAGGGCGATACCGGAATAGTTTCGGGAGCGGGAATGAATTGGAATCCCGGTGTAGCAGTAATGCGCGCCCGGGCGAGACGCAATCGGTAAATGCGTTGACGATCGGAGAAATGAGTGCCGACGTACTCCGCCGGATCGTATGCCGGCCCTCACAGTGAGGGGAAATGAATGAAAGAACAAACGCGACTAGACGTACTCGCACTGTGCGATGCAGCAGAACGCATGCGAGATGCTGCTAATAATCTTTGGTGGGCGAATAATGTTTCCGAGGGAAACACGATAGGCGAAGGCGTGGCGCCGACCATTGAAGAAGCGGAACTTGCACATGGGGAGGCTTTCGAAAAATTAGCCAAAGCTGAATTTAGTGTTAGGCGATGCTTGAATAAGGAAGGGGCGCATAAATGACCCGCGCATCAAAGCTAGTAGCGCGGCAAGCCGAAGACGAGGGCCTATGGTCTATTCCGTTTGATCGTCTTGAAACTATTCACGAGGCGTGTTTACGAATCGCTTTACGAAAGCTCCATGCGGCAGTGGAAGCTGACGAAGCGGATAAGAAGTCCCGCTCAGAGCCTAACGCCCCGAGCGGGACGTGATTACGCGGCTGGAGTGTTCTCAACGGCGGCTGCCGCAATGGCTTTCGCGTTGTTGCTGTCAAGCGTGGCAGTAATTTCGTCCAGCGCAATTAATGCGGCCGGTACGTCTCCAGCGGATGCTAGCTGATCGCGCAGGGCCTGAACTTCGGCGCGAACGGTTGCAATCGCCTGAACGATCGATTCCGTAGCGCTAGTGTTCTCTGCGATTTCAAGTTTCAAGGTATCAATTTTTTCAGCAAGACTCATCACAATTCTCCCTAAGTGCAACACCCCATCAATCTGGGGGAAGCGAAAGTTAAGATTAATTTCCATTTTGGCCACCGATTAGGTTCGGCGGAATTATAGCGGAAACAGTTAGAAACAATTAAGCGAGCAAGAGCACAAAAAAGGAGATAAAGAACCCGCGAAAGAACTCTTGCCATGCAGGCGCGGTGCTCAAATCGAGCAGCCAATGGGGGATCTCAGGCACGTCCCCTATAGCCTTGGCTACTAACGCTGCCATCGTGGTCGCAACCATCATCGCCGGGATCAGTAACCAGATATCGTGATGCCAGTACACCAGCGCCGCCACGGTCAGCAGCGGCCACAAGCCGCCGACACGGAGCAATGGATGGAGCTTTTCCCACAACGACCACTTGGGCCGAGTGCTGCCGATAACCCCCTCAAGTGTCTGCTCATACCCGCCAGCGTGAGGAATGAAGACTTTCTCGTCGCTGAAATGCCGAAACGTCTTACCGAAGTTTCCCGCAATCTGCTCGCCGAATTTCCACGTGATCCCGGCGATCAGAAACTGCCACCAGGTAAGCCCGAATGGCATACACACGACCATGCCGTAAACGAATTTGACCGCATGCCGGCAGTGATTTTTCCACTCGCGGCGACGCTCGTCGGGGAAGTGCTCGTCGGACGGAAAGCCGCCACGGATTCGATCACATAATCCGCTCAAGAAAGGCAGGATAACTCCAATGACTACTGACATTCTTTTGACCACGCTTCCCAGGATTCAATCCGAGTGTGAAGGCTCCATAGCAGAGCCTGTAATGCGGTTTCTGCTGGAGAAAATAAGCAAGAGGATCCTGCCGTCGCACTGCCTGAATCTGAAAATTTCAGGGCATCATTCGGGGCAATGGGAGATAACAGATCAGGCGGTGGCGTGCACGCAATCCGCACCGGCACTTGCACAATCTCCCCCGGCTCGTGGATTACCAGCGGCGGCGGAGTATGAGCGCAGCCGATAAGCCAAAATGTAATATTAGCCGCTAAGAGGCTATATAACGCTTTACGGCGCATCAAACACCCGCCGAATGAATTCATTCATCACGGCGGGTCCGTGGCCATCGACAACCGGCGCCTTGCGCGCCAGGACCGCCTTAGAAGCCGCCTGAGCCGCTTTGTCCTTCGCCTGCCCTGCCGCAGCGAGTGAGGCTATTGCTTGATTCTGCGTCGCCAGGCGCGCGACTAGGCCATTGTTCGCGGCTAGCGCCATGTCGCGGGCTAATTTGGCCTGGTCTCGCTCCGAGCCTGTGGTCAGGATCTTCGTCTCGGCGCTCTCTAGCGCGCGCTGAAGGCTGCGGATCTTCCACTGCATGCCCAGGACAAGCACGACCACAATCGCGGCGATTGCAATATGAGGAATGAATCGGCTGAAAACGAATGCGCCCACATCAAGGCTCGTAGAACTCGCCGGTCGAGTTCGGATCTCGCCGCTCGCTGCCGCCCGGGGGCTCGGCAGAGCGATCCCCTTTCCGGCGATCCGCCAGCTTCAGGCGCAGCGCTAATTCCGGATTACGGATTTCGGCGACTGTGATCACGGCCCACATAATCACGGGCGACGCTATCCCGCCTAGTACCACATGCGCAAACAATTGATCTAGTTCTGGGTGAAAAAAAGGCTTAGCGATAATTCCGATCACCGTGGCGGAAATCATTGTCGAAAATGCGCGCAGTTGAGCCGAGCTATAGCGCAGTGGCTCGGTGTACTTAATGTTCGTCGCTGCCGCTATTTTCCGCATCTCGATGAAGCTTTTAATCTGCGAGCGCTTCAGACATTGCGTCCAATAAATGCCTAACAGGCACCCAACAGGGTAGGCGAATAGAGCGATGCTGAGGTTCGGCCAATGC